CATCCAACAGCCCGCGTTGCTCGTCGGCATCATGCTGACGACGGGCGTGGCGCTGCCAGACGTTGCGATCCCGATCGGATCGCAGGCGCAGGCCGACAAGCAGTTCGGTGAAGGTTCGCATCTCTCGAACATGTTCCAAGCATTCTTCGCCAACAACTTCGCCAACGAAGTGTGGGGATTACCGGTTGCGGAAATATCAACCGGAACGGCGGCCAGCGGTACGATCACGGTGACGGCGGATGTCAGCGGTCATGAAGCTGGCACCATCAATCTTTACATTGCCGGGCACAATGTGCCGGTCAACATTGCGGCGGCCGATACGGTCACGTCGATTCATACGGCTATTGCTTCTGCGGTCAACGATGACTTCAGCTTGCCGGTCAGTGCAGTCGGCAGTCCGACCGAAGTGACGTTGACGTGCAACTGGAAAGGCACCAGCGGCAACGACATCACCATGAGCGACAGTTACTACGGGCGCATGGGCAGTCAGGAGTTGCCGACCGGCATCACGGTCGCCTATTCCTCGCTGGGTATGCTGAGCGGCGGCGCTGGTGTGCCGGTGTTCGATACCGCGATCGCCAATCTTGGCGAGAAAAATTTCGAATATGTGGCGTTGCCGTTCACCGACTCGACATCGTTGCTGGGTTGGGAAACCGAGTTCGGTTTCACCGATTCGGGACGATGGGGCTGGATGCGCCAATTGTTCGGTCACATCTTTTGCGCCAAGCGTGGTGACTATCCGACCTTGGTCACGTTTGGTGAAAGCCGCAACAATGGCGTCACCTCGATCATGGGCTATGAACTGGCTTCGCCGTCGCCGGCCTATGAGTGGGCGGCAGCCTATGCGGCCAAGGCGCAGCGTGCCTTGATCAATGATCCGGCGCGACCGCTGCAGACGCTGGAGTTCACCGGGATTTTGCCCGCGCCGTTGCATCAGCGGTTCAATCGGGGGGAGTTGAACACGCTGGCGCTTTCGGGAATTGCGACGCAGGAAGCGGACCCCAATGGTTTGCCGATGATCCTGCGGGAGACCACGACCTATCAGCTCAATCTGTACGGTCAGCCGGACGATGCCTATGAGCTGGTGACGACGCTGGCGACGCTGGCGCGGTTGCTGCGCAATCAGAAGCAGGCGATCACGACGGCTTTTCCGCGTCACAAGCTGGCTGACGATGGCACACGTTTCGGTCCCGGTCAGGCCATCGTTACGCCGAGTTTGATCAAGGCGGAGTTGATCTCCGAATATCGGCTCGACATGTACAACGGTCTGGTCGAGAACATCGCCGCTTTCAAGGCCAATCTGTTGGTCGAACGTGATTCGAATGATCCAAACCGGGTCAACGTGCTGTATCCGCCGGACTTGATCAATCAGCTTCGGGTGTTCGCCGTGCTGGCGCAGTTCCGCCTGCAATACGACCGTGGCATCGATCAGGGCATCGTCACCGGCACTCAGGTCGCAGCGAGCGGCGGCGCATAGAAGCTCCGCGTTCGACTTTTCCCCTCAGATCAGACAGGAGTGAATCCAGATGGCCCAGAAATTTGCTGGTATCGCGTTTCTGATGGTAGCGGGCAATCAAGTGCGGTTGCGCGGCAACTTCACCGTCAGCCCGTCGCCGGTCGAGCGCACCATGATTGCCGGTCAGGACGGCGTGCATGGTTATCAGGAGCTGCCGCGCGTGCCCTACATCGAGGGCGATCTTTCAACCACGCCGGATTTGTATCTTGAATCACTGGATGGCATGACGAACGTGAATGTGGTCGCGCAGCTCGCCAACGGCCACAGCTATTCATTGATCGGTGCGACCTGCAAGGCCGCACTGGAGGCGAACACGCGCGATGGTCAGGTCCGCGTTCGCTGGGAAGGAATTTGGTGCGAGGAAATTGCTGGTGGCGGGGCTCCGACGCTTACCGAAAGTGTGAACCAGCAGACGGCTGGCTTCTTTACTGGTTAGGGATGAATAAACATGAACAAGCCAACCAAGCGAGAAGGTTTCGTCGATACCGCCGAGCCAATCGATGAGAAACCAAAAGTCAATGACGCGCCGGTTATCGAGAACGTGCCGATACCGCCAGACCCGGACCCGGACCCGCCAAAAGAGGCGTGGCCAATCAAGGTCAGGCTGCTGCACAAGCCGGTGCGCGGTCCGAAGGGCGACATGGTCAAGGAGCTGTCGTTCCGGGAGCCGACCGGCGGCGACATCAACCGCTACGGCAACCCGTGCCATGTCGATCAGAATGGCGACGTCGTCATTCTCGATCGCAAGATGACGACGATGATTGCCGCGCTGTCCGGCATCCTGCAGCCGTTCATCGAAGGAATGGACCCGCGCGACTGGAATTCCTGTGCCTACAGGCTGCGCGGTTTTTTTATTCCCGATCCGGCGGCTTGGTGAACGAGGTTCCGGTTCTCGATTGCTACCGGCTCGCGCGTTACTATCACGTCTCACCAACCATCTTCCTTGAAATGGGTCTGACCGAGGTTCGCATCCACATGGAGCGCACCATCGATCTTGCGCACACCATAAGCCGGGAAAATTCAGACGATGGCTGAATTTGAAGAGCTAAAACTGTCGGTCAACCTTGTCGATAATGCATCGCCGGGGCTCGCCAGCATTCGCACGCAGATCACGCAACTGACCCAGACGGCGGGTCAGGTGAGTGGTGCGCTTGACAAGATAGCGACGAGTACACAGCAACTCGGCAACGCGGCTCAGCAGTCGGCACCCAAGGTCTCCAGTCACGATAAGGCGCTGAAGGAGCTGAGCCACACGGCCGAGGAAACCGGTCGTGGCCTCGTCCAGATGGCGCTGAATGCCAGACGTGGCATGGAGGCATTCCCGGAGCTTGCGCTTAGTTTCCGCGAGACCACGCAGGGCCTCAAGGGCATGAACGTGGCGATGGGGGAGCTTGCGCCAGCGGCGCGGCTGGCGGTGACCGGGCTTGGCGGATTTGTGGTGGGCATCACGGCGGTCGGGGCCGCGCTCGCGGCCTATGGCATCTCGGTCTTCAAGTTCGGGCAGGAGATGTATCACCTCAGTCAGACCGCGCGTTCGCTGGGAATGACATTCAGCACGCTGAAGACCATCACCGATCAAAATGCTGCGTTCGGTGTCTCTGTTGAACAAACCACTGGTCAGCTTGCGCAGATGCAGGAGGCATTGACTGATCTTTCTGTCAGCGGTTCAAAGCTGCGGGAATCGCTGCTCGCGCAGGGTGTTCCGGCGGCATGGCTCGATGCTTATACGAGGGAGACCGATCAGATAAAGCGGTACAACATGGCGCGCGAAGGCCAGATCAGGATTTTCGAAGACCTGATGAAACGGCAGGGCATGACGCCGGAAGCTGCGCGTGGGTGGTCCAACCGATTGATGCAGAGACTCGGTCAAGACCCAACTGCGATGGATCGTCCGGCGCTTAAACCGCCGACGAAGGAGGAACGGGAGGAGCTGGATAAAATTGAAAATTCCAGCAGAGTCATCGGCGAGCAATGGGCTGAAATTCGTAAGAAAATTGGTGATATCAAGGATACGATTCTGTCTTGGGGCCTGCCTAATGTGGAGGAAGTGGTTAAAAGGCTTAATACAGAGCTGTCCCACAGCGATGAGTGGGTCAAGATTCTTAAAAAGGAATTTGAGGGCGTTCTGAAAATTGCCGAGGCGCTCCTCGTGGTCGTCAAGTTCATCAGAGACCCGGCGGGCACTCTCAAGAAGGAATGGTTGGATGAGCAGCATCCAGCGATTCAGAAATTGTTTGGTCAGAAGCCAACGGAGAAAAGCAAAGAAGAGTGGAAGGACAAGTCCACGATTTGGGGCAGCGACGATTTCGAGGACATGCCAACGGGGCGGCATGCTGTGGAGAGGCGGCAGCAAAGGCGATTAGAGCGCTTAAAGCGGGAGGAAGAAGAAAAGAAAAGGTCGCAGCAAGGTCCAGACCCGTATTTCGCGCCAACCAGCTTTCGTGAAAGCGCCAACGATAACGTCAACCCGCTTCTGCACCACGCCAGCTTCACGAGCAGCGAGCAGGGTAACGACAACGTTCATCCGCTGCTGCAACGCGCCAACTTCACCACCAACGAGTTGATCGACGAGACCGGCAAGAACACGTCCGAGACGGCGCGGCTGACGGACCAAGTCACGAAGCTGAATGACTACTACACGCGATTGGAGACCACTGCGCAGGGCACGAAGAATCGTGCGGGCATGCCGGGTGGCAACGCTGGCGGCGGTGGTGGTGCCGGCGGCGGTGGCGGTGGCGGTGGTGGCGGCGGTGGCGGTGGCGGCGGCGGTGACGGCAAAACGACCGAGGCACCGGCTGAAGTTGGTCCCGGTGGCTTGCCCGTGCAGCCGGGCACGGTTGCGCCAATATTGCCGCCTGAATTAGGCGGTCCCGGTCCCAACGCGGCGGGCGCTGCCGGCCTTCCGAAGGGCGGCTACAAGGGCGCGGCAGAGACCAGCAGCGAAGCCGTAACCCGCGCGCAGGGTACGCCCGGCGTCGGTGCTGACAGAGGCAAGGTCGGCAAGGGTGGCGATCCGCGCGGGATGGAAGGTTATATTCGCGAGACCGCCACGAAATACGGGGTTGATCCTGATACGGCGGTTGCGGTCGCAAAGTCGGAAGGTCTGCGCGATTTTTCTGGCGACAGAGGCAAGTCTGGCGGCGCATTCCAGCTCTACACTGGTGGCGGTCTGGGAAATGAATTCCAGAAAGAAACCGGTCTCGATCCGCTCGATCCGAAGAACGAGAAAGCCACTATCGATTATGCATTGAAGCACGCCGCGCAGGGCGGGTGGGGTCCATGGCACGGCGCAAAAAGGACCGGCATCGGTCCGTGGGCTGGCATCGGCGGGAGACGTGGCGTCGCCAGTGCTGACGGGACCAAGACGGCCAGCGCCGACCCGAGCCAGATCGTGACCGGTGCCAAGGTGGATGGCGTCACGCCGAAGTCGATGAAGGATGGCATCCCGTCGCAGTTTGCGGCTGATGTTTCGGCGATGACGCTGGCCGGTGCCAAACCGCACAATATCCGCGAATACATGCAGTCGCACGGCATCGATGTCAGCGATGCGACTTGCGGGGCCTTCATGGCTTCCGTCGTCAAGGAGCATGGTGGCACGCCGCCCAGAAATCCGGCGGTGGCGTCGAACTGGAATACATTTGGTGGCAAGGAAGGCGCTGGATATTCAGATGATCCCAACGCGATCAACATCGCCGTTAAGCAAGGCACTTCCACCGGCTCGACAGGATCGCACGTCACATCAGCCATCCCGATCAAGGATGAGAACGGCAAGATAGTTGGATTCCGTGGCGTGGGGGTCAATCAGGGGAACGTGGCGGGGCCGGAACATGGGGTTGGCCAATATGGGCGCGACGTCATCACCAGCAAACCTCTCAACATAGGCACCGGGCGCGGGCAGTTTCAAATTCGTCATCAGATAATCCAGCAGGATAATGTGCCGCAGTTGGCGCAGATGCAGCCAACCGCCGCCATGCCACCCGTGCAGGCGATGGACGATCTCGACCGTCCCGCGCTCGATCGTCGCGCGCTCAGCAAGCAGCAAGAGATCAATTCGACCGGCAACCTCTCTGTCGATATCAAGGCTCCGCCCGGCAGCAAGGTGAACTACAAGGGCGACAACCTTCTCACGCCAACCTCGATGCAGCGGCAGACCCAGATGATGCCGACCGACACTGGTCCCAATGTTGCCGATACCGCGAGGAGCTACATGAGAGGGGGAGGTGGCTGATGCCGTTGTCTTTGGTGCCGGTATCCGATCCGCAACTCGTGGCACAGGCACGAAGCAGTGCCACGACCATTCTTCAACTGCAGTCCGGCATTGCATGGCGGCAGTATCTCAAGCGTGCCAGTTTTCGAAGTGTGCCGTTTCATGTCGATACGGGCGTTCGCGAGTCCGGCCGCCGCACCGTCACGCATGAATTTCCGAAGCGCAATGTGCCCTACGCGGAAGACATGGGCCGTCGTGCTCGTGAGTTTACCGTGCGCGGGTATATCATTGTCTATCCATTCGACGACGCCGACGATCTCCACAAAAAGAATTATATTCCGGCGCGCGACAACCTGATCACCGCGCTGGAAACCGATGGCTCGGCCGATCTGCAATTGCCGTTGCTCGGCATTCTGAATGTGATGTGCACGCGCTATCGCGTCACCGAAGAGGATCGTCTTGGCGGCTATTGCGTGTTCGACATGAGCTTCGTCGAGTACGGTCAGGCCCCGGCAACCGGCACGAGGGACAGCGCGGCTGGCGTCTACTACGCAGCGACGGCGCTGGATTCGACGACTCAAGCGACTGTCGCGAGTGGAATCAAGAACGCCACCAGCGGGGCCATTTCGATATGATGCCGATCACCGATGTTCAAGAGGCGGCAGCCATTGCACGTCTCGCGGCAAACATGCTGCTGGCGACGTCGAATACGCAATTGGCCGGGCGCGCAGGCTCTGATCTGCGCCGCGCTTGCGGCGATCTGATCGCCAACGCCGAGGCTTATATCGTCAGCAACCAGATCGGATTGAAGCTATCCGGCTGTTTTACGCAAGCGAGAATTACCGGGGCGACGCGGGATGAATTCGATCGGATACGGATGGCTGTTCTCGCCGAAACCGTTGTTTCTCTCGTTGCGGCGCTGATTCAATCCTCCTGTGTCTGGTGCAGCCTGCAGCAGATGTCGATCGTGATTGCCGGGACGACGTTTACCAGTCGCGATGATGTTGATTTTGTGCAGGGAGCCATTGTCGCTGCGTTCGAGGATGCGGAAGAGTCGGCGGCTGATGATATGGTGCAGGCGGTCTATCAGGCATTGGTGTCGTTGCATGCTGCCGTGGTGTTCAACCTTTATCAGGTGGCAAAACCGCTGCCGCAGATTCTCGATTTTCAGTTTGCGGTGACCCGATCGACGTTGGTGCAGTCCTATCGGCTTTATGCCGACGCGGGTCGCGCCGACGAGCTGCGTGACGAAAACAAGGTCGTCCACCCGGCATTCGCGCCGCGTACCGGACGGGCGCTGGCGTTCTAGTCATGGCTTTCAACCCGGCAGAAGTCGCACAGCTCGCGGTCGAAAACGAGCAATTCGAGGACTGGGAATCGGTCTGGGTCCAGCATCGATGGTCCGATGGTTGGCCGCTGTTCCGGTTTACCGCCGCTGAATATTCGCCCGTGCCGGATAAATGGGGCGCGCTGCAATTCAAGCCCGGCGACTCTTGTCAGATTCTGCTCGGCGGGCAGCTGGCGATCACGGGCATCATTCTGACGCGGCAGACGGCGTATGACGCTACCAGCCATCAGGTGGAATTGTCTGGCGCTGGCAGGACGTGGGCGGCTGGCACGTCGAGCATCGACCAAAAGGACGGCAAGGGCAATTTCGATAACATGACGGTCCAGACGGCCGTCAGCAAGGCCTACGGCGCGTTCGGCGTGAACGTCATACCAATCGGGACGCTCGATCAAACGCCATTCGACAAGCTGCAGTCACAGCCGGGAGAACTTGTCTTCGACTTTTCGGACAAGATCGCGCGGACGCGCGGAGCCACGCTCGGCTCGGACCATCTCGGCAACATGCTGCTGATCGGCGAGCATTCTTACACTCCCGTGCAGGAGTTGATCGAGGGCGAGAACATCAAGAAAATGCAATGCATCATCTCTAACGAGATGATGGCATCGATTTACTCGGCGCTTGGACAGGCTCCGAATGCCGAAGAGCTGACCGCCAAAATGGCGGCCGAAATGGAAGCACAGGTCACGAGCGGTTCTTACAAGGGCTACTACAAATTCATCCAGACGGTCGCCGAGCAGTCGGTCAAGATCATCAATGAGCTGAAATCGCGGGCTTATTACGAAGCCCGTTTCCGTGACGGGACGCAAATTCGTGCCAACGTTACCGTGCAGGGTTGGCTGCGCGATGGTGTCAATCTCTGGCGCGCTGGTGACGACGTCAGCGTCTACGCGCCGATGGCGATGCTTTTGTTCGTGATGAAAATTCAGACGGTGACATTCCAGCAGGACGACCAGAGCGGCACGACGACAGTGCTGGAGCTGGTGATGCCGTGGATGCTGGCCGACAAGCCATTCACTGGCGTGGGTAATCCGGCTGATGCCCCGCAAGCGCCTGATCCCGCGAAGGCGACCAGCAACGAAGTGCCCGAGTGACGTCACACAAACCCAGCCCATGTGAGTGAAAATCATGCACCGTCAGACACCATTGACCCAAGGGTTCGTCGGCTACACCAGCGGCGGCTCTCGCACGCTGATCGACACCATCGACGACAGCACGATGATGCAGCAGATGAAGGGCACGATGATGTTCAACGAGGCCCGTGAAAAGGTCGAGTGCCCGCAGAACTATGGTTTCTCCAGCGTCGTCAAGCCCGCGACCAAGGGCAAGGACGGATCGATCGAGGATTGCGCCGAAGGCTACATGTCGTATTCGGGCGGTAATCGTTCGTCGGCGTTTTGCGGCGTGATGGACGATCGGCGCTATCGGCCGATGGGCATGAAGCCGGGCGAGAACTCGCAATACGATGACCTCGGCCAGATGACGCTGCTCCGTCGCACTGGGCTTTATATACTGTCGCTCGACAATCCGGATGACAGCCAGCAGCAGGGCGGAGGTGGGTCCGCGCCGGCATCGCGTGATGGGAGCGGCAGTAGCAGCGGTCAGACTGTCGAGCGCTTCGTGTCCGTGCGGCACGTCGAAAAGCAGAAACAGGATCGTCCGAAGCGTGGCGGTGGACAAGGTCAAAACGGCGGCGGTGGCAGCGGCAGCGGCAGCGGCGGAGCGACAGCGAGTGCGCGGGATAGCGGCACGTCCAGCCAGAGCGGAAGTCAGCAGGATTTCCAGCACGAGGGTCAGACCGTCAACAACGAGATGCGCGTCAGCAAGAAGCGGATCGAGTTTCGCAACGGCGATGACAGCGTCGTCGGCTACTACGACAAGGCGAGTTCGACATGGTGCTTCATCGGCAAGGTGAAGCTCGGCAGTGAGAACGCGTCGAATCCGGTCTACGGCGTCAACGGCGGCGTCGGCATGACCAGCGACCCCAACGGCGCCGACGCGGTGCTGGTCAACGCGCCGAAGCCGGGGCCGCCGACCTCGCAGGACAATCAACCCTTGCTGGATCATATTGCTGATCTCGAACGGCGCATCATCGCATTGGAAGCCGCTCGTCATGCCTGACATCCGGCTGGTTCAGGATACGAACTGGCCGCGCTATTCGGTCAGCGTCGATTGGTCGTTGCTGAACGACGGCACGCTCGACGACACGCAAGCGCTGGCAACGGCGGTGATTGTCGCGCTCGGCACCGATCGGCTGGCACAGCCCGACGACATCCTGCCGGACCCGGACTCGACCGACAGGGCCGGCTGGTGGGGCGAT